CCCATGCAGCGCTCGACGTTGTCGACGAACCAGCGCTTGCCGTAGACCGGGACGATGGGGATTTCTTTGCCTGCGATGTAGCCGGCATCTTCCAGGATGCGGCCGCCAGACATGATGTACTTGTGGACCTTGCGGGTCTTGATCTTGCGCTGCCGGACCTCCTGGCTGCCGATGGCCGCCAGCGTCTCTTCGAGCGCAGGGTCTGCATTGAAGTCGGCCTGGCGATAGCGCTCTTCGGTGCCGTCAATGGCTCGGAAGATGCGGATGGTCTCGCTGACATCCTCGACCTTGTAATACTCGGCCACATAGACCACATCAGGCGTACACCAGTCGAACTCGTACTGGTGAATCTCCTTTGGCCAGTCTGTCGGGTCATCGCCCCAGGTTTCCTTGTAGGACTGGCGTGTCATGCTGGTGACAACGTAGCAGTACCTGGCGTCAGACTTGTCCTGGCGCTTTGAATTGAGGTCGAAGAACACCGAGCTGTCGGCATCGAAGATCGGTTCGATCATGATGCGCTGGTGCTCGTTTTCCTCGTCCTCGTCGTCCTCGTAGACGTTGCGCAGACGCCAGGCACCAAAGCCACCACCGACAGCTTCCTCGAAGGCATTGTCGTAGGCCTCATCGGCCACGCTGTCCTTCTCGTCTGCACGGTACAGGCCATCGCACGTCTCGGCCAGCTTGTCGTCCTGGCCAGGCTTTGGCGTGAAGTCCACCGTGATCCGGTTGTTGCGGTATTCGTTGATGATGCGAATCACCGACAGGTGAATCTTGTTCACCTCGAACCTGGGTTTGTTCTCGTAGATGTCCCAGAGTGGACCTTCCCACTGGCTGCCGGCCAGGCTGTAGAAGCGCCGGTCCTGCAGACACTGCAGGCGCTCATCGCGCAGTGCAGTCTGGATGTCGTTGAACTGCGCCAGCGCATCGCTGTGCAGTTTGTTGAGATATTGATCTTTGGACATGCGTGCCATATTTCGCCCCTATTTGCAAGTATTTTCTACCATTTGCTCGTCACCGGCAATGGTTTGAAGTTAACGGGCCGGGAAACGACCGCAGCCCTGCGGACGCCTTCGCACGCATACCGCAGCGCATCGATGACGTGGTTTTGCTTATCCTGCAGCACCGGCAACACTTTGCCGGTCAGCGGGTCTGTCTTGTAGCTGTAGAACGTCAGCTCGTCGATTGTGTGCGTGCAGCGTGGATGCACCACGATGTCGTAGGACTTCAGCCACTCGACGCCCTCGGCCACAGAGTCCTTGCCCTTGACGGCCGGCATGATCTTCGGGAATCCGTTCTTGCGCATGTGGCTGATGGTCTCGGGCCTGGAGCTGTCGGCCACCAGTGGCCACTTCTCGGCCTCTGGCACGGTCATGAACAGCTCTGGCGTGTTCATGATCTCGCAGCCCACCATGTAGGCCTCGTGATCGATGTAGAGCGTGCGGC